AAGGAATCCCCTACAACAAAACCAAAAGAACCAACAACAACACCTAAAGAACCAAAACATGACCCAGATAGTCCTTATAAGGTAAAACCGGGAACAAAACCGGCACCAAAAGCGGAAACTAAAGAACAGGCGGCTCCGACAACAAAACCAAAAGAACCAACAACAACACCTGGAACTAAGGAACCTGTTAGAACACCTAGTACACCATATCAACCAAAAACTAAACCAGCACCAAAGGCTCGTAAGACTGATATGCCAAATTGGTTAAATTTTAAAACAGTAGGAATTAAATTAAAGTAAAATGAGTTTGAATGCTAAAATAGAACAAATAATTAGGCTCAAAAATAAATTAGAGTCAAAATTAATTTCAGAAGGTTTAACAAAAACAGAAAGAGGTTTATTAAATGAGATTAAAAATAATCTTAATGAAGCTCCTATTGATTATGAAGGACCTGAGAGAATGGAACCAGGAATTGAGAGAAAGATTACTCAAAAACAAACACCTTATTCTGAACATCCGGCTATACCAACTGGTGATAAAGATTTTGTTGAACTAATTGCTTCTAAAAGATTTAAAGACTCAGTTGAAAAAGTTAGAAGATATCTTGGTGATACTGCGGTATTACAAGGGTCAAATTCATTAATGAGATTAATGAGTATGGCAATGGGTGCTTTACAACAAATAATTCAAATAGAAAGTCGTAATAAAGAATATCTTGAAAATTTAGCTGTCGATTTGGTTAAAAAAGAATTAGGTATTCCTGAAGGTTCTTTACAATTTGATGCTAAATTAGTTCATAGACCGATGAGTTCGGCGGAAGGTATGAGAAAAACTCCTGATATGCCTGATGAAGAAGATGTTGAGGAGGCGTTTAAACACCAAGATGATTTGGAAGAATTTGCAGATGCTTTTGAACAATTTAATTTAGAAAGAGCAAAAAGAAGATTTATAAATTCATTAATACAAGGTGCGGCTTTTAAAGGTGGTCATATGTATGTTTTGATGCAAGACGAATTAGACAGATTAAATCCTGGATTGTTCAATCTTTATGGTGTAAATCAAGCATTAATGGAGCATTTATATTGGGTTTATCCTGATATGGAAGGAATGGCGGGTTCAGGTGAAGGTCAAATGGGACAAAGTGAGATTGATGACCAAACAGACCCTCCAACAGTAAAAGCTAGAGCGGCAACCTTTCCATTATTAGTTCACGAGTTAGTTAAAGGTGTATATGAAATTTTTGGTACACACGGGTTACCTGATGACCCAAAACAATCTGAAATGGTTATGGGTGCTGAAGATACATTACCGGGTGAAATATGGGATTCAAGATTAGGTCCAATATTTTGGGAAAAATTCCAAGAATCTTATCCTAATGATTTATTTGAGGAAGATAAACGACACATCCAACATTATCTATTTGTAAGATTCTCAAGACTATCTGCTGAAGAATTTATGAGGATAGCTAAATTAATTTTATCTGGTGACTCACAAGGTAAACAATTTATACAGAGAATGGTTGATGAGATTGTTGCGGATTTAAGAAAACAAGAATACGAAAAAACAATGTCCGATTACGATGATGAAGACGAAGATGATTTGGATGATATTGACTTAAGCTCATTAGGTCTTTAATATCTATAAAAATCTATGTCCAACTTATCGAAAGAACAAGTAATGTTAGAGTATGTGAAGTGTATGAAAGATACACCATATGCGTTAAGAACTTACTTACAAACATATGACAACACAGTCCAAAAATACGTTCCACTAGAACTATTTCCTGACCAAATTTCATTATTAGAAGATTACGAAAGTTTTAATGAAAACATTGCATTAAAATATCGTCAAGCTGGTGTATCAACAGTTACTGCCGCTTGGGCTTCAAAAAAATTGGTCTTTGCAAAAAAACAAAAACCTGAGAAAATACTTATAATCGCTAATAAACTTGATACTTCTCAAGAAATGGCGAATAAAATAAGAGCATTTATTAGTCAATGGCCTGCATGGGTTGGTATTGATTTTGCTCCTGAAAAAAATTCACAAAAACATTATAAATTAACTAATGGATGTGAGGTTAAAGCTGTGGCAACATCAAAAGATGCTCTCCGTGGTTTTACACCAACAATATTAGTATTTGACGAAGCCGCCTTTATTGAAGCCGATAATGATTTTTGGGCTGCGTGTATGGCGTCATTGTCAACGGGTGGTAAAGTTATTGTTATTTCAACACCAAACGGTCAAGACCCAATTTATTATGAAATCTATGACCAAGCATTAAGAGGAATGAATGATTTCAAAATATCTGAAATGTTTTGGTATAAAGACCCAAGATATACTAAGGATTTATATTTTGTTAAAACAACAGATATAATTCATTATTTGTTAAATAAAGAGGATTATCCAAAAGACGGTATATTAAGTTGGAATCATATTCCATATGAACAAAGAAATTATGTAGAACTCCAAATGATTTTAACCGATGGATACAAACCATGTTCATCTTGGTTTGAAGGAATGGTTAAAAAGTTGAAATATGACAAAAGAAAGGTATCACAAGAGTTAGAATGTAACTTTTTAGGGTCGGGTGACAATGTATTTGATTCTAACTTATTACAAGAAATTCAAGAGAACTTAATTAGAGAACCTCAAAATAAAATGATGGGTAATTCTCTTTGGATATGGAAAGAGCCTGTTATGGGTCATAAGTATGTAATGGGTGTTGACGTAAGTAGAGGTGATAGTGAAGACTTCTCATCATTTCAAATAATTGATTTTGATGAAAGAGAACAGGTTGCGGAATATGTTGGTAAACTACCCCCAGATACGATGGCAGAAATATGTTATAAATGGGGAAATATGTATAATTGTTTTATCGTAATAGATATAACAGGAGGTATGGGTGTTTCCACGGCAAGAAAACTTCAAGAATTAGGTTATAAGAATTTGTATGTTGATGGTGTTGAGGTTGCAAACAAATGGAAATATGACTATAAGTCGTTAGAAAAAATACCCGGTATAAACTTTAATAACAAACGTGTACAAATAATTTCTTCATTCGAAGAAGCAATGAGACATAAATTTAAAATTTATAGTTCAAGATTATATAACGAAATGAATAAATTTGTTTATATAAATGGTAGACCTGACCACCAAAAGGGTGGACATGATGACTTAATAATGTCAATTGCTATGGCAACATATGTTGCTGAAGCATCTTTTACAAGTTTGCAAAAGGTAACAGAACAAACAAAAGCAATGATTGATTCATGGTCAGTTAATTCTAATGATAATGTTTCAAGACAAATATCTTTTAATCCTGTATTACCAAATACTAATGAAAGACATAAACAATTTGGTGGACAAAACGTATCAAAAGAAGATTATCAAAAATATGGATGGTTATTTGGAGGAAGATAATATTTATATTTAGTAAAAAAAGATTAAATTAAGGGATATGGATAGAATGGAAATTAAAAATCCGAAAAATTCGGCAGAATTAACAGTTTGGCAAAGATTATCCCAAGCTTTCGGACCTAACGCATTATTAAATCAAGATTATCCCGTATACAAATTTGACAAGAAAGAGTTATTAAAAACACCTTCCAAACAAGAATACGAGAAACAATTATTACAAGCACAACAAACTTATTACTTAGCAAATCAATGGACTAAAATTGAGAGTAATTTATATACTCAAGCAGTATACTACGAACCAACAAGATTGGCTTCTTTCTATGATTACGAAAGTATGGAGTACACCCCGGAAATCTCAGCTGCGTTAGACATTTATGGTGAAGAGTCTACAACTGTTGACCAAAATGGTTATATGTTACAGATTTACTCGGAATCAAAAAGAATAAAATCCATTCTTGCCGATTTATTTAACAATGTTTTAGATATTAATACAAACTTACCTATGTGGACAAGAAATACTTGTAAATATGGGGATAATTTTGTGTATTTAAAACTTGATTCAGAAAGTGGTGTTGTTGGTTGTATGCAATTGCCAAACATTGAAATTGAACGTTTGGAGAGAGGTATGGCGGCAAAATCGGCAAATGTTGAAGAACCTATAGAAAATAAAGGTTTAAGATTTAAATGGAAGGCAAAAGACATGGAATTTAATTCATGGGAAATGGCTCACTTTAGATTATTAGGTGATGATAGAAAACTACCATATGGTACATCTATGTTAGAAAAAGCAAGACGTATTTGGAAACAATTATTGTTATCTGAAGATGCTATGTTGATATATAGAACATCAAGAGCACCTGAAAGACGTGTATTTAAAGTATTCGTAGGAAATATGGATGATAAAGATGTTGAACCATATGTACAACGTGTTGCTAACAAATTTAAACGTTCTCAAGTTGTAGATTCTCAAACAGGTAATGTTGATATGAGATTTAACCAAATGGCGGTTGACCAAGATTATTTTATTCCTGTTCGTGACCCAGCTCAAGCGTCTCCAATAGAAACATTGCCAGGTGCACAGAACTTATCTGAAATTGCGGACATTGAATATATTCAAAAGAAATTATTAACAGCACTTCGTGTACCTAAAGCATTTTTAGGATTTGAAGAACCTGTTGGTGATGGTAAAAATTTGTCTTTAATGGATATCCGTTTTGCACGTACAATCAATAGAATTCAAAAATCTATGGTTGCTGAATTAAATAAAATTGCAATCATACATTTATTCTTATTGGGTTTTGAAGATGAATTGTCAAACTTTTCATTAAGCTTAACAAATCCATCATCTCAAGCTGATTTACTTAAATTAGATATTTGGAAAGAAAAAATATTATTATACAAAGATGCGGTTACCGCTGTTGAAGGTATTGCACCTGTATCGGTGTCTTACGGTAAAAAACATATTCTTGGTATGTCAGATGAAGAAATTAAATTGGATTTACAACAACAAAGAATTGAAAGAGCGGTTGGTGCTGAACTTACAAATACAGCAACAATTATTACTCATACAGGTATTTTTGATAATATTGATAAATTATATGGTGTTAAGTCAGGTGCAACTGAAGGTACCTCATCAACACCACCTCCACCACCAGGAGGAGAAGAAGGAGAAGGAGGAGGTCTTGAAATACCACCCCCACCACCAGGAGAAGAAGGTGGAGGAGCGGTTACTCCTGAATCAGTTACCAAAAGAGATAATCTCAAAATATTAATAGAAAATGAAACCTTAATTAACGGAGAAAGTTTTATAGATTTATCAAAAGCGAGAAATTCTTTAGGTGAAATTGAAGACCAGTTGAATAAACTTCTAAGAGATTGATATTTATTATAAAAAAGAATTATGACTAAGTTCGGTATATTAAAATCAAAAATGGAACAGAAACTTTTAGAATCTTATTCTAATGGTACTTTTCCTCAAGAAATGAAGAAATTTAAAAAATTAGTTTTAGAAAATAAAAAGATTTCTAAACTCCATTTTTTATACGATGAATTAAGTTCCAACAAAGGGATGTCAAAAGATATTGTTGATGACTACATAAATGAATGTATCACAATATACGAAAATACAATCAACAAAATTGACATGAAAGAATTTAATCCTATTAATGAATGGGTTAAAAATTCTAAGGTTGTGAAAAATAATTACGAAAATATCGATAATGTGATGTCAAGTAATATTCTTACTTTGGAAAATAAAATACAAAGTAAAAAATTAATTGCCGAATCGCTTAAAAAATCTGAAACTAAAAATGAATCAGTTATAAATTTACCTTTAAGTACGATGGTGAATGTTGCAAATAAAACACTCCAAAAATTTGTATCAGAACTTAACGAATCGGATAAAAAAGAGGTTGTTAAGTTACTAAGTGCTGATGATGAAGAATTACAGAAAGAATTTCAATCAATGAAAGAATCTGTAGTTTCCAAATTAACTGAGATGAAATCTGAAACAAATGATGAGATTAAATCAAGTATTGAGGAAACTATCAATAAAATAAATGAAGATACATACGATAAATTATCGTATTATAAATTGAAGATGTTGAATGAAAATCTTTAATCTAAAGATTGTCTAACCTTTTCTATAAATTTAGCATTTAAAATCTCATCTCTTCTTGTAACGGATTTTTTATCAAAAGTTTTACGATTATTTAACTCGGTCATTTGCCTCGTTTTAATAATTTTACTTTTGTAGATTTTCAATGCTTTCTCAATGTTATTTTTTTCTACTTTTACGATTAGCATATATTTAAATATCTTTTAATGTTTTTTGACTATTAACATAAATATACTTATTTTTTTCATAAAATAAACGTAATTAAATTTATGAAACAAAATGAAAAAAGGAAAAACCTCAAAAATTCAGGGGTTTAAATTAGCAAAGGTAATTTATGGTACGGTGGATTCCGTTAATTTTAAATCTCTCTATTTAAACATTCAAACGTGGGTTGAACCAAAAACAACCTCCGAAAATTGGACTCGTGTAGTTCTTAATCTAAGCAGACAAATTAAACACACAATTTTCGAAAACATTAACAAAACTATATTCGATGACAAATTTATTGTTGATTTAGATTTACGAGCAAGTGGATTAATGGTCGGTAAAAAATCATTTCTTAATTTAGAAATAACATTATTTTTTAAAGATGTTGTTTTGGATTTCAAATCAAAAAAATTAAAAGATGAACTTAAAAAAATAACAACACTTATTTTTT